GTTTATCTAACGCTCCTGTTGGCGAGATCGAAAACCAACTACGCAAGATCCGTAACATTTTGGACCGCACAATTGTAGATGTTGATGGCACTGTTATTTCAAGAGATCCAGCCAGTTTTGAAGGTTTAGAGGATGCCAGACGGTTCTTAAGAGATCGTTCTTTTGGCGTACCAGCAGAAGGTTATGACGCTATTAGTCAACAAATGGCAGGTCGTTTGGCAGACAATATTGAAGCAATTATGAAAGAGTTTTCCTCAAAACCTGGAGAAAAAACATCTACATTTGAAAAGTTTTTAAATCAATATCGTAAAGATTCTGAACCTTTACGAGTATTTCAGTCTAGGGTAGGTAAAGCGCTTACTGGTGAGCAATTGCCAGGCACAGGAACTAACTTTGCTTCTGTATCCGCTCAGGACATTCCTGGCAAAGTATTTTCATCGAGAGAAAATTTTAGCGCTTTAATTGACGCTTTTGGTGGCAATAAACAACTAGCGCAAGCGGAGGCAAAACGCTACTTTGCAAGTCAATTAGAAAGCAAGACTACATCGAAAGAAGTAGAAAACTTTATACGCCAAAACCGTGCTATGTTGCGTGAAACGAACGCTTTAGAATTAGCTGAAAAATACGCTAATGATTTGCGTATATTTGAAAAGCGTGCTGGTTCTGCACAACAGATTGCAAAAACTGAAGAAAAAACCGCACAACAGAAAAAACAACTTGTACAAGATTACAAGACTTTTGAATCAGATCTTGCCGTGGCAGCTAATGATCCATCAAAAATTGCTAGTGTTAGCAATCAATTAGCCAAGCGGATGCTAGAGCATGGTCAAATTAACCAAGCCCAGTACCGTGATTTACAGCGTCAAATTGAGCAAGTGCGCTTGACTGTCCGTGATGCTAACGAAATGAAAGACAAGATTAAGCTGTTTGTGTATAGAGCATTAGGATATGGCGCTGCTGCTACTGTTGGCAGTGCTGTTGCTACAAGGGCATTTGAACAATGAGCAAGAAGCAAAAAGGACTTAATCCTGAACTAGAGAGCGCTGTTGAGCGTTTGCTCCAAGAAGTGATGGCTGATCCTATGGCATCTCTTACCGATAAATGTAAGGTAATTGACCGCATGGTGAACATTGAAAAGCTCAAACAGAAGATTTCTGATGATGAGTGGGGTAGTGGCTTTATTGCAGTAGATGATGAGGAAGGTTAAACTAATGTTTGGTTTAACTTTTAAGGGGATAAATTATGGAAGCAGTAGCCTTGGTACGCCTAGCATTGGCGGTCATTACAGACCGATCAATCACGATTTTGGCGCTGGTAGCATCGAGCATTATGTGCGGTTGGACAATGTGGAATCCCATGTGGGAAAGAGTGGTGACACTAGCCATATTCGTAGTATTCAGTTATCTTGTAGTCAATACGAAAGAAAGGAATAAAAATGAGCTTAAAACCCAAGAATGAGGGCAGTAGTCATAACAGCCCGTATAAAAGACCAGGTGATGTGAATCAGCAAATCGCTAAATCTACACGCCCACAATTGCCTAGAGATGGATCTATGAATGGTATGAACACTACCTTTGATGGAAAAATGCCTTCTGGCTTTATTTCTGTATGGAATTTTGACGGCAATCGCAATACCAAAGATTCCGCTACAACTAAACCTGGCAACGCTGGCAAAAAGAGTATCTACTAATGGCTAATAATATCGCTTTTCAACCGATGGGGAAAACGGTAAAAGTAGCCGTTAACGGTGCTGCTAACACGCAGTCCAATGTATATACCATCACATCAGATAGCCCTGTTAACCAGTATTTTATTTCTAACGCTGATGTTAATAATGCTGTTTATGTTTGGATCAACCCTACTAATAATTTTAATGTAGCGTTGCCTGATAACGGTCCAGTTTATGTTATTGCTATCCCTCCTTACGCTTATAAAGTTTTTAGTGGTCCACAAGTTAACTCTACTACCAGTGTTTATGCAAGAGTAATTGGAGATGCAGCTAACGCTTCCGTTTACATTACACCAGGAGAAGGATTATGAGTTTGTTAGACAAAATTGAATCATTTGTTAGTAAAGAGTGCATTGAAATTGGTAGCGCTGTTCATCAGTTATTACAGCGTTTTGTTGCTCATGCTGAACCACAAGAACCAACCCCAGAACCAACAGCGCCACCTGCTGAAGCAACACCAATCGAGCAAACACCAGCTCCAGAAGCCCCTGCAAACTAAGGATTTTGGAATGGATGAGCAACTCGAAACAGCAAAAGAAGTAGCTGGTAAATCTATTGGAAAGCATGGTCTTGCTTACATTACAGCAATTATCTTGATTGCCGTAGGAGCAAGCATTTTCCTTGATTCCTCCAAGATTGCTGCCGTAATTGGTATGGCTGGCGGTGCTTTGATGGCTATCATCAACATGATGAATGGCGTTGCTGGCACTACTGAAAAAGAAGAAAAACCTGAGTTTAAAGTTATTGAATCTCTGATTCAGCGTTTAGATAAATTAGCTGAAAAAGAACCTCCTATGTCTGTATCTGTGGATGGCGATAAAGTAACCGTAGTAAAAGGTAAAGACACTATTACAACGGAGAAATAGTATGTTTCCATTAGATGCTCTATTAGGAATCGGTAACAAACTCATAGATCACTTTTTTCCAGATGCAAACCAAGCAGCCGAAGCTAAACTCAAGTTACTTGAGATGCAACAAAACGGGCAATTAGCTCAATTAAATGCTGATGTCAGTGAGCAAAACAATGTATCTGCAAGATGGCAAGCAGACGCTCAAAGTGATAGCACCTTAGCTAAAAACATCAGACCTTTAACCCTTGTTTATATTCTCACAGCCTATGTAGTTTTTGCTATTGCTGATGGTTATGGGTACAAAATCGCTTCTAGCTATGTTGAGTTATTAGGTCAGTGGGGTATGCTGGTAATGTCAGCCTACTTTGGTGGTAGAACACTAGAAAAAATTATGGATATGAGGTCAAAAAAGGATAGCCAATAAATGCAATATTCCAAAAATGGTCTGCATCTTACAGAATCTTTTGAAGGAGTTAGGCTTACTGCTTACCCTGATCCTGGCACTGGCGGTGATCCTTGGACTATTGGATATGGGCATACTGGTCCTGATGTTTACCCAGGGTTAACCATTACTCAAGAACAAGCGGAATACTTTTTAATTAAAGATGTACAAAAAGCAGAAGAAGATGTTAATGCCAAACTAACTGTTGAGGTTACTCAAAATGAATTCGATGCTCTTGTTGATTTTGCCTTTAATTGTGGCTGCGGTAATCTCAATAATTCTACTTTACTTAGAAAAGTAAACGCAGGTGATTTTGAAGGCGCATCCCACGAATTTGAAAAGTGGGATATGGCTTCTGGAAAACACATGGCTGGATTGCTCAGACGCAGACAAGCAGAGGAGCTGATGTTCATGACAGGTTTTACAAATGGTGGAAAGAGCTAAAAATGCACAAAGGTAATAAATCCTCAAAAACAACCAGCGCTGCTGAAAGAAGGATGGGAGTAGGCGGTGGACTAACTCAGTTGAAAGCTGTCAAACGCAACAATATGAGAGTGAAAAGAAAGGCTACCCGTGGCTAAAAGCACTAATCTATCTGTTGGTCGTGGTGAAAAGCAATCGGTTTCTGCTGGCGGTGGATTGACGGCAAAAGGCAGGGCAAAATACAATAGAGCAACAGGCAGTAAATTAAAAGCCCCAACCAAATCAGGACCAAGGCACAAGTCATTTTGTGCAAGGTCTAAAAACTGGAAGGGTGAGCGAGGAAAAGCAGCTAGAAGAAGATGGGGGTGCAGATGAAGCCAGGACTTTATGCCAATATCCATAAAAAGCGTGAGCGTATCCGTAAAGGATCAGGCGAGAAAATGAGGAAGCCAGGATCAAAAGGCGCTCCTACCAATTCAGCATTTCGTAAAGCTAAGCGTACCGCAAAAAAGCGTGGCAAAAGATAGTCATTACAAATCTTTATTAAAAGCGGTGTCTTGGCGTGTTACTGGTAGCCTTGACACCTTTTTTCTTTCTTGGATTATTACTGGCACTGCAACCCTTGCATTTAGCATAGCGTTTGTAGAACTGTTTACCAAAATAGCGCTCTATTGGATACATGAGCGCATCTGGCTTAGGATCAAACTATGAATCACTGGGTATTAGGCGAACCAGGCGCATCATGGCGCAGGGATGAGCTGTCCTTCAAAAGCATAAGTTCCAATATGAGCAAGCTGACACCAGGGAGCAGCGTGGACCTTACCATTACTCTTGCGCCAAATGTAGCAGAAGTGGTAATCCTCAGAAAGTAACCGACCAGTTTCGGGTTCAATTGAGGTAGCAAAGTATTCTTTGATCTCCTCACGGATTGTCATCTGACCATTCAAATCATTGACATCGTTAAAGTAAGAAGGCACTTTGTCTGCTAATTTTTCAAAGACCTCTTTCTTAATCATCATAAAACCAGTACCGCCATTAAAGATCTCTACGGGCTTGCCAACGGGTACAGTGACTTCTCCTTGGTAATCTACCAAATTCACCACAAAACTGCCTGTATAGCTCTTTAATTGATCCTGAGGTATTCCAGCATCCATTGCTTTCTTAACGCTATCCCAGTTAATTTCTTTTTTTGGATAAATACCGCAGATGATGTCCTCGTCTGATTCAAGCATAGCCATAATATCGCTAGGTCTAAACTTAATATCGCTATCAATAAACATCAAATGGGTGCAACCACTCTTTAAAAATCCATGAGTAAGCGCATTTCTTGCCCTGGTAATTAAACTCTCATTGAACATAAAGCTGTACTGAGCTTCAATTCCAGATCTCTGTAGCAGCATATTAAGTTCCATAATGGATTGCGTGTAATAGCCAGCGCACTGCCCGCCATACATAGGTGTTGCTACAAATAGTTTCTTAGTCATAAATATTCCCTAACATCGTGTAATAAAAGAGGATCAACAACACAGTTATCCCCATACCCAAAATTCTTTAATTGATGCACTGCAACAAACTCTGCTCTGGTGATTGCTCCCACCAGCTCTACTTGGTAATCATTAAGATACCTGGCAAATACTGCAAGATCTGCTTTGAAATGCGCTAAAGATCTAAACAGCAAATATCTTGCTCTGCTAGTCTTAACATCAATCTTGACACCTCGATACTCAAAGTCATAGCCTTGATCTTTACCTTGATGTAATTCCAGGTTTACTGGTGTGTTTATGATCTTGGCGACTGCCCATTCTCCTGCCATACCTTCTCTGGTAATGGCAAAGTCATCTCGCTTTTGATCTACCCGTTGCGTTTTTACTTGCCAATCTTGCTTGTATTTATGGCGTTCATGCGCTGCCCACGCTATTTCGTAGGTATCTAGTTCTGATAATCTAACAATCATGAGAACAAGAAATACCCAAAAATCGTAACAACCACTAAACACACATACAGCACCTCAGATAAATGGCGCTTGCGATAGCCCTCAGGATCAAGAAAAGCGGTCTGCAAAAGAATGGCATCTGAATCCATCTCTGGTCTGCAATCCTTTTGGTAAAACTTACCAATCTCTACTTTGCCGTTGTTATAAGGTATGTTCATTTCTCTTGTGCCTTT